TATTGCCTGTGCTAATCTATTTACAAACTCATCGTATCTTGTTACAGTTGGTAACTATCTGAAAGTCTATGATAGATTCAATGATCAGTACATTACAATCCCGGCAGCTTCTTCTGTTGCTGGTATTATGGCTGCTACTGGAAGAGATCCTGGACCTTGGTATTCACCCGCGGGTTCAAGACGCGGGCAGATTCTAGGTATTAGTTCACTCGCTTATAACCCAAATAAATCGCAAAGAGATGATCTCTATGATGCTGATGTCAATCCAATCGTGAATCTTATACAGCAAGGTACACTTTTGTATGGCGACAAAACAATGTTGGGTAGACCGAGTGCATTTGATCGCATCAATGTTCGTAGATTGTTTAATACAATTGAACGTGATATTTCAAACTTTGCAAAAGATATTCTCTTCGAATTCAATGATGAGTTCACAAGGGCTCAATTCGTTGGTATTGTTGAACCATATCTGAGAGCTATCCAAGCTGCTAGAGGTATTACAGACTTCCGCGTTATCTGTGACGAAACAAACAATCCAGCTTCTGTTGTAGATGCTAATCAGTTTGTTGCGACTATGTTAATCAAGCCTGCTCGTTCAATCAACTTCATCACCCTTAATTTCGTCGCTGTTCGCACTGGTGCGAGCTTTGAAGAAATTAGCGGTGGCATTTAATATAGGAGATAACGAAAATGGTTTTAAACGTAGATCAGTTTAGAAGTCAACTTACGGGTGGCGGGGCAAGAGCTAACCTCTTTGAAGTTAAACTTCGGTCTCCAGATGGAATTGATTTGGATGTAGAAACAACTTCATTTCTTGTCAAAACAGCTGAAATTCCTGGTTCAACAATTACTCCTATTATCATCCCATTTCGTGGAAGACAAGTAAAAATTTCTGGTGACAGAACATTTGATCCTTGGACAGTAACTGTATTGAACGATTCAAAATTCAGAATTCGCAGATCCATGGAAGAATGGATGAATTATATGAATAATCATCAGGATAATGCTGGTAATTCAGATCCTATTTCTTACTCCGCTGACTTGGAAGTTAGACAGCTCAGAAGAGAAGGTGAAGGCACTGGCGCCGGGGGTGGTTCAGGAGGTACTGCTATAGATGAAAATGGCAAACCGCTTCTCTATAAATTTAGAGGTGCATGGCCTTCAGATCTAGGTCCAATTTCAGTATCATTCGATAATGAAAACCAGATTGAAGAGTATCAGATCACATTCCAGTACCAGTACTGGACTTCTGGCACAACTGACGGCGACACCGATTGACGTCAACCTCAAACACCACAAGAGTTAAAAACTCTTATAAATAAAGGTAAGGGCAGAAATGCCCTTACCAACTCCATAAGAATATCAAAGGAATTTTGAATGGCGGAACAGGTTTATCGTCTCTTAGGTTTTGAAATTAAAAGAGCGAAGAAAAAAGAAGAAGATAAGTCTCAGTCGATTGTTCCACCAACCGACGAGGATGGTGCAGGATATATAACCGCGACTGGTGCCGGACATTATGGTCAATATGTAGATATTGACGGTGACAAAGCAAAAGATAATCACCAGCTTATTATGAAATACCGTTCAGCTTCTATGAATCCAGAAGTTGATATGGCGATTGAAGAAATTACCAATGAGTCTATGTCTCTTGGTGAAAGAGAATCCATTGTTGATTTGATTACTGATAAGGTAGAAACATCAGACAAAATCAAGAAACTAATGAAAGAAGAATTCGATAATATCGTTTCATTATTGAACTTTAACGATAATGGCCCAGATATATTTAAAAGATGGTACATTGATGGTAGATTAGTACATCACATCATTGTTGATGAAAACAATCCAAAAGCAGGAATTCAAGAATTAAGATTTATGGATGCTGCTCTTGTTAGAAAAGTACGTGAAGTCAAATATAAAAAAGACCAAGCGACAGGTGTGAAACTTGTTGATAAAGTCAGTGAATATTTTATGTACCAAGAGAAACCGGGAAATCAACAATCAGCAGTTCGTCTGACACCTGATTCAGTTTCATACGTGACATCGGGTCTACTCGATGAATCACGTAAAAAGGTTGTATCATATCTTCATAAAGCATTAAAACCAATTAATCAATTACGTATGATGGAAGACTCGCTTGTCATTTATAGACTTGCTCGAGCACCAGAGCGCAGAATCTTTTATGTTGATATTGGTAACTTACCAAAAGGTAAAGCCGAAGAATACATGAAAAGTATTATGACTAAGTATCGTAACAAACTTGTTTATGATACGAATACAGGTGACATTAAAGACGACCGCAAGCATATGTCAATGCTTGAAGATTTTTGGTTACCACGAAAAGAAGGCGGTAGAGGTACAGAAATCACTACACTTCCTGGCGGTGAGAATCTTGGTCAAATTGATGATATTGTTTACTTCCAAAAAAGACTCTATCGTGCACTCAATGTGCCCGTAAATAGACTTGAACAGGAAGCTCAATTTTCGCTCGGTCGTTCAACAGAAATTAGCAGAGATGAAGTTAAATTCCAAAAGTTTATTGATAAGCTTCGTAAGAAATTTTCAAAACTATTCCTACAACTTTTGAAAAAGCAATTACTCTTAAAGGGTGTAATTACTGAGGAAGATTGGAACAATTGGAAAAATAATATCATCGTGGATTACATTACAGACAGTCATTTTTCCGAACTAAAAGAAAATGAAGTCATTCGTGAAAAAGTTCAGACGCTTGATATGGTATCACAATATGTTGGCGATTATTTTACAAAAGATTGGGTATATCGTAATATTCTTCAATATAATGATGATGATATTAAAGAACTTGAAAAAGCACAAGAAGAAGTAGCTAAGGCTGAAGAAAAAGCACCTGAACCACCTCAACAAGAGGAAGTTCAAGAGAAAGAGCCACAGGGACAAAGGCGATAAAGGTGACAAAGGAATACAAGGTACTACTGGTCCACAGGGCGAACAAGGAGCACAGGGTAATCGAGACTTGGATGGTTCACAAGGCGCGCCAGGACCAAAAGGCGATACTGGAGGTCAAGGACCACAAGTAGTGCCTGGTGACCCTGGGCCTCAAGGCATTCAGGGGCTACGTGGAGAATTTGAAAACTTTTTTTATATAAATAATATTCAAAGGAGATAATTATGGCTGATAATGATGTGAATGCTGTTGCTGATTTAATTAATCAGATTACAGCTGATAACTTTAGTCAAGCGAATGTTTCATTCGCTGACATTATGAATACAAAAGTAGGTGATGCTCTCGACTTAGAGAAAATTGCTCTTGGTCCAACTGTTTTTGGTGAACCACCAAATGAAGTTGAGGTTGAAGATGATTATGATGAAGAAGAAGATATTGATATAAGTGATGAAGAAATTGAAGATTATATCGATGATCTAGAACTTGATCATGATCTAGAACTTGATCAAGAAGAAGAACAGGATTAAAAATATGAAGCTGATTAGCGAATACGTAGAACAAGAATTAGAAGTTATCACTGAGGCAAAAGCCGGCGGTGGTAAATCTTATCATATTGAAGGTGTATTTGCTCAAGCAGAACAACCTAACCGGAATCGTAGGATGTATCCTCTTCCAGTTATGGAAAAAGCCGTGGATAAGTATGACACGGAACAAGTTAAAACAGGTAGAGCTGTTGGCGAACTCAATCATCCTGATGGGCCAACAATCAACCTGGATAAGGTATCCCACCGCATTACTGCTCTTGAATGGAAAGGTAATGATGTTGTGGGTAAAGCACACATCCTAGATACTCCTATGGGTCAAATTGTAAAAGGTTTACTTGAAGGTGGTGTCAAACTAGGTGTGTCGACTCGTGGTATGGGAAGTCTTGAAGAAAGAAATGGTATAATGCATGTGAAGGATGATTTTCATCTTTCAACTGTTGACATTGTACAGGATCCATCTGCACCAGATGCTTTCGTAAATGGGATAATGGAAGGTGTTGACTGGATTTGGGACAATGGTATCATTCGGCCTCAAGAAATTGATAGAATAGAGACTGAAATTAAAAAGGCTCCACGTGCTGATCTCTATGAGACACAGGTTCGTGAGTTCAAAAATTTCCTCTCGTTACTGAAAATCTGAAGGGAGTCAAACATGACTGATCAAATCGAAGAACAGGATGTTGAGCTCGATGAAAACGAGGAAATCGTAGATGAAGCTCACGATCCAAAAAACGCTCCACAGCATTCAGCCGCCGCGGTTGATAAAGCTGGTGATGCAGTAAAAGGACAGGCCCCCGCTCGTACTGGTGATAAGCGTAACTCAGAGCCAATGCCAAAAACTAAGGCTGGTATGCTGAGTGCTATTTACACTAAGATGGGTGGAATGCCAAAACAGGATATTGCGTCGGCGTATAAAAATATGTTTGGTGAAGATATTGACACTGATGAAGAAGCACTTGCAGAAGCACCAGAGGTTGATGTTAAATCCGAACTGAACACTCTTGTAGAAAACGAAGCGACTCTTTCCGAAGAGTTCAAGGAAAAGACAGCGATTCTTTTTGAAACCGCTCTTGCTTCCAAGATCGCAGAAGAAATTGACCGCATCGAATCAGAATACGAAGAAAGATTCACCGAAGAAGTAGAAACCATGAATGAAAGCATGGTCGAAAAGATCGACGGTTATCTGAACTACGTAGTCGAAAACTGGATGGAAGAAAACAAACTTGCTATCCAATCTGGTCTGAGAACTGAAATTGCAGAAGACTTTATGGCAGGTCTGAAGACACTGTTCGTTGAGTCCTATGTTGAAGTTCCAGAATCAAAAGTTGACCTAGTTGACGATCTGGCAGAACAGGTTGAAGAACTCGAAGAGGAAATCAACAAAATTACTAAGCGCGCCATGACTCAGGCTGAAGAACTCGAAGTTCTGCAGCGTGAAAGAGTTATTGCCGAAGCTGCTTGGGATCTGGCAGACACACAAGCTGAAAAGCTTACTTCAATGGTTGAAAAGATTGATTTTGAAGATGCTGAATCTTTTGCTAAGAAAGTTTCTACAGTCAAGGAATCACTTTTTGCCAAAGCCACAAATAACGAAGAACTGGAAGAAGAGTCAACATCCGATGATGATACATTCGAAGTTTCATCGGCGATGGAAGGTTATCTTACAGCTCTGAAAAGACTTAAGTAATAAGGAGTTAGTCCAAAATGTCTTACGAACAATTAGTTGAAAAGTGGACCCCAGTTCTGAACGCAGAAGGCGTTTCAGAAATCGGTGACCGCTATAAAAAATCTGTCACGGCGCAGCTTCTGGAAAACCAGGAAATCGCTTTCCGTGAAGAAGGTGCTGCAATGAACTTCCTTTCGGAAGCTCCATCTTCAAATGTCGGCAATGTTGCTA